CGGTCCCATCCCGAAAGGGAGTGAGGACCTTGCTGGAAGGGAAACCTCCCGGTCGCCTTGGTCGGCGACCGAACCGGCATCCCGTGGGCTTGCTCACGGGTGACATACCGAAAGGACCGAGGGCCTTTCGACGCCACGCAGAGCATTTGTGCACAATACTGCGTGAAGCCTACAACATGCGCCCCGCGGAAGATCTAGATATCCAGAAGATCGTGGGACGTTGGGTGCAAGCGACGGATTGCAGTCTTGAGAAGTTTCTCAAGGCGGGTTACGCCTCGCTGCATAATCTCATGACGGCTCAGGAATTACCAACCTGGCCGTCGCAGATAGTGAGCCTTGGTCGTTTTCTCCCTGGACGAGTTGGGAGGTTTGTTCGGCAAAAGGTCAGATCCGCCTACAAAGCATGGGGGCGAAACCCCAGCGCACGTAGACGTGTCTTGACCGAAGCCCAAACCTTCCTTTTCGTCAAGAAAGGGAGCCCTCTTCCAACGAAGGAGAGGGTTCGAGAGACCGCGGCTCGCCACAGAAGTGTTTTAGGGAACCCACTAAATTCGTCGATGACGGTGGGTTCGTTCGGAGAGGAGGATAGCTCTTTCCTGGACAGCTACGATGAGATGCTCGTCGTGCAGGAAGTGGGACGTATAATTCAGGAGGTTTTCCCGAAGGATTTCCTCGCGGGGGAGTGCGAACTCTCCCCGGGGGACTCCATTAGGATGACCGCTGAAGATCCGTTCCCATCTCTTAACGGACACTACGCCTTGCCGCGTGGGGTGGCCGGGGCCAGTATTGAGATCGGAGCGAATTGGAGTAAGGCGACTGAAATCGCTAACTCCATTTCGCCTCGCGGTCTCCTGGCCATGGCATATCACCCTCACGCGGGTACGCTAGAGTGTCACGGAAGTTCTTGCACGTCGGAAGTATTCGCGACGTTGCTGTCCGAGAAAGTGAAGACACTACCTAAAAGATATGATTGCCAAGCTTCGTTCGTTCTTGAGTCCCTGAAAGTCAGGGCGGTAACCGCCGGTCCGGCGGTTCCGTATTGGTTGCTCAAGACGGTTCAAAAACGTTGCTGGCGTCATCTGTCCCGACACCCGGCCTTTCACCTCACTGGCCATCCTGTCGATGCGGCTTACCTGAACCAAAGGTTTTCTCAA